TGACTACAAAACTAGTATACTCTGCAGTAGCAATACCAGGGGAACCGGACTATGACGGTGAAATCCTAACCACTGAAGAAATACAATATGCAGCACACAAATTCATGTCAAAATACAGGATAATTGACCCTGAACATGTGTGTGCATTAACCAAAGAATGCTACAGTGTAGGGCAACCGGTCGAATCTACTATTTTACCCAAAGGTATGACAGTCAAGTCAATACATGGCGGAAATGAAATGTACCTACCCAAGGGAACATGGATCCTTGGAATTGAAGTGACTGATGATTCAGAGTGGAACCGCATATTGTCTGGTGAACGTACTGGTTTAAGTCTTACAGCTGCAAGAACAACAGTTAAATCCCGTGTTCTTATCCGAGACTTAGGGAAGAACTGGGAGGCCAAGACTGTTAGCATAGTTAAAGACCCTGCAGTTCCAAAAGCTAAATTTTTCCAAATTATTGGAGATGGTATGATGAATGATGAAGCTACTAAGAGCAGGTTGCAAGGTTTCTTTGATAAGATTGAAGAAGCCGTTAAGAACTTCAAATCCGAAGAAGAGATTGTTGAAGCACCACTTGAAGAGGCTGAAACAATTGTTGAGGATGAAGCTTCCATCAAATCCGAAGAAGCAGTTGAAGAAGAAGCCGAACCTGCTACTGAAGTTCAAGAAGAAGAAATTATTGAAGAAGTAGACGAAACAGAAACTGAAGAAGACATCGTTGAAGAAGTAGCTGAAGAAACCGAGGAAGCAGAGGAAGCTGTGAAATTTGTTACTGCTGATGACCTTGAAAAGACTAAGGAGGAAATCCTTGAAGCAGTAAACACATTGATGCAACCTGCAACCGAAGACGAAGCAGTGAAATCCGAACCTGAAGAGGAAGAGGAAGAAGAAGAGGAATCTAAAGTAGACGATGAAGACTTAGATGAAATCCGTAAAAAAGACTTGCAGATAGCAGAACTTGAAAAGAAGATAGAAGTACTTGAAGCTAAATTGAAAACTGCTAACAAGTCCCGCAGTAAAGGGATACCTGCACACTTTGACAGTGAAAAAAAGGCAATCAAAAACCTTTACGAAGATGACGGACGTGACCTTTACGGCCGTGTAATAAAATAAGATTTACTAAAAAAAAACTAAAATTTATCAGGAGTGTTTTATACATGGATAACAATGAAATGTTAAGCGAAATGATCGAACAACCACAAGAAAGTATTAAGAGCATTACTGTATCTGATTTAAGCTACAGTGTATTACAACCTCAATACTTTAACCAATTTGTACAAGAAGCTACCAGAGACCAAACCATTCTCGCTGAAGCAAGACGTATTGTAATGGATGCTCAAGTATGCAACATTGACAGAACCGGATTCAGCAATAGGATCATGGAAGTAGCAACCGAAGCAACCGCACCAACCGGTGTAAACCCAAGCTTCAACCAAACCCAATTAACCGCTAAAGAATTCGTAGGTATGGTAGGAATTACCGACAATGCTTTAAGAAGAAACATTGAAAAAGAAGGATTCCAATCCACACTTATAAGTATGGCATCTTCCAAATGGGGTGAAGACTGGGAAGCATTAGCAGTATTCGGTGACACCACCAAAGCAAACATCGGAACCTTACTCAAATCCCAAGACGGATGGATTAAAAAATGTAGTAACAAACTTTACGGATACTCTACTAACAAAGACTTCGACGGTTCCACTGACGGACCTTCTGCAGTATTCAAGAAAATGTTAGCTAAATATCCTAAAAACTACTTGAAAAACAGAACCAATCTCAGATTCTATGTAGGTTCAGAATTATTCGATGCTTATATTGACGAAGTAGGACAAAGAGCTACCGTAGTAGGTGACGAAGCTACCGGCAAAAACATTGCAAGACCATACAAAGGAATCCCTGTAGTAGAAGCACCAGTACTTAACGATTCCGAAGGTGCACACACCAGTAATGGTTGGGGTAAAGTTGCAATGCTTATGGATCCTAACAACATGGTATACGGTATCTTCCATGAAATCGGTATCGAACCTGACAGACAACCTAAATTAAGAAAAACCGATTACGTATTCAGTGCAGAATCCGACCAAGGCTTCGAAAACCCTAATGTCGGTGTAGTTGCTTTATACAACATCGCTAAACCCTAATACTCAGAGGAACATCAAATTTGTTGTTTCCGATGGGGAAAACCCAATAACAGGTGCAACTGTAACAATTGGAGAATCTTCAGAAACCACTGATTCCGACGGTGAAGCAACCTTCACTCTAGACGATTATGAGAGTGATCCTGATACCTACACTGCAAGTATCAGCAAAACCCATTATGTAACCGCTACAAAGTCTTTCGAGGCTACCAAGGATGAAACCTTTAACATAGCCCTTGAGAAGACCATCTACACTATCACTTGTAGTATTGATGATGGTACTGACCCTGTTCAAGGTGCAGTAGTTACCTTCACTGACAGTACCGATTCAACCATAGTTTATACTAGTGGTGCTAGTGGCAGTGCTGGTGGATGTACTGTGAAACCGGTAGCAGGAACATATGTTGTAACCGCTGAATGTGAAGGTTATGAAGATTACACTCATGCATCTAATGTTACAGTTAGCGACGATGATACATTATCAATAAGTTTAACTGAAGAAACACAAGGAGACGGATAAAGTCTCCTTAAATTTTTTTTAATGGAGTATTATTAATATGTGGATTACTATAGATGAGGTAAAACATTTTACCGGATTAAAACCTAAGCACCTTAAATTATCCGCAGAAGATACCGGCACATTCAATAGTATAGTGACTTCTTGGATTTTACAGAGCGAAGATTTAATTAAACAGTATACTAATAACTTTGATTCCACAGCTGATAAGGACATTCCTCCTGCAGTCAGGAATGTTTGTCTTCGTTTGACTAGCAATATGGTTGCATTGTCAGTTGCAAGACGTGATACTCCCATTACACAGCCTAACGATTGGACCGTACAGATATTGTCTAGTGAAATCTTTAGCCAGGATTTGAAGGATGACTTGGAGCATTTTGTTAAGGCCCATGTCAGTGGAAAATCTGATAATGTCATTGTGTTTGCAGTTACTGGAGAAGGTACAGATGGTTAAGTTGCAGATAGAAGTTGATACCACACATCTAAAACCTTTAGGTCCAAAAACTGAAGAAGCCATCAAAAAAGGAGTTAATTATACTGCAGACTACACTATTGAACGATTACAAGCTAACTCTCCAGTAGATACCGGTCATTTGAAAGGATGGTTCCGCTACAAAGATGAAGGAAGCATGGTAGATATTCGTTCACCTGCTAAATATGCAATCTTTCAGGACCAAGGTACATACAGTTACGGGCCTTTAGGCAGAAAACCGAAAACAAAAGATGTTGGAGGTATTAAACCTAAAAGGTTTGTGGAAAAAAGCATAAATGCGACAAAGGGAAGAATCAACGGATTCTTCATAAAGGCAATTAAAGAGGTGTTAGAATGACAAACTTAATAACTGGCCTGGAATCAATCACTAAGACCATAAAAGGTTGTTTACTAGCGGAGAATGTCAACAATGGATTATTAGAAGATGTAGAAGACATTATCACTGTATACAATAATGAAGATGGTATAGAGGAACCCGCTGTTTGGATGGTGCAACATCCTACAACTGCAAGGGATAAAGTGGACCTAAGGCAACAGTTAACACTTGTCTCACCTTTTGAATTCGTATGTGTGGAATATGATCAAGACCCTGAAACTGCCGAAGAGAAAGGTCAGAACCTGGCCACACGTGTGGCATTAAGTGTTTTAAAGAATTACCAATCTGTACAGGAAAGCCTAGGTTACACTAGGACCATAAAGGCAATAGAGTTCAACACTTACCGGCCAGTAGGAGAGATAAGTGTACAGGGCAAATCCGAAAAGGTACCAGTAACCGGCATAATATTAGATGTTGTACATGTTGTAAACTGGATGAACTGTTGTAGGCAATTAGAGAGTATCAGCCAAAACGAAGCAACTGGTACTACTGAAGATAACGATAACGAAGAAAACGATGAATTAGGAGATGAATAATAAATGGTTGACAGAGGTTTCGGTATAGAAATCGAAGGGAGTTATGGAGACACCACTGTATCCACTGCCAGTTTTGACCCTAACTGGTGGAGCGATGCAGATTCCGTTGACTTCAAACTCAATGACGAACCAGTCACCAAGAGTGGCGGTTCCCGTATGAACAAGAAGGCTAGAGCAGGAATTGCTAAACCTACAGGTACCACAAAGGCAGATGCGGACCTCCAAAGGTTAGGACATTACTTCTATGGGTTCCTTGACAATTACGTTTACACTGCAGGAGCATCAAGCAGCTACCCAAATACTCATGAATTCTACGGTGGGGAATCAAAAACATTGCCAAGTTTCCGTGCTATCGCAATGTTTGACATGCTCAAGAAATACTACTTTGGTATGATTGAAGACCAATTGAAACTTGAGTGCAGCGATGACAGCATGACTGCAGAGGCAAACTGGATTTATAAAACAGAAAAAGCAGGAATCATAGGTTCCAGTGGCGAAAGTTTCACTAGGCCTGATGACTTAAGCAATGATTATTTCATCATGTTCTATGACATTAGCCTTAAACTGAACAATACTCCATTAGATGGAGTAAGCACCAGTTTCACATTCGATGGTAACAATAACCATAATGTGGACCAAACTATAGGGTTCGGTTCCCGTTACCCACAGAAAAGAGCTAATGCTGGGAAACGTGAGATTAAATTAAGCTTAAAAACCACATTGACAAGCGACACAGTAAGAAGCATTTTAAATGCAGAGTATGGGGAAGTGAATGCTTTAGCACCGTCCAGTTGTAAGATATTGCAAGTTCCATTAGAAGTGAATATAGCATTATGTGAAAACGCTAACATATCTTGTAAGATATTGTTCCCAAAATGTACCGTAAAGGCCACATATGACATGTCCGGCACTGATGACATTGAAGTAAGTATGGATCTACAGACTCTCGGAACTGGAAGTGTTACTTTAAACGATGGTACCACTAGTGTGGATACTGACATGTACGTCAAGCTTGTAAACAATCAAGAAAAACTTGAAACTAACGATGATTAAATAAAAATTTCATTATTATACGATTTACTGGAAAAACACTAAAAGAAGCATAGGGAGTGTACAGTGATGACAATATTAAAGAAATCAGATATATTACTAGGAATAGACGAACCAAGGAAAATAACTATAAATTCACTTGGCGGAGAGATTTATCTTAGGCCTTTATCCAGTAGCGAGATAACAAGAATAACCACTATTGAAGCCGAAGGTTACGGAAGCTTCGAAGCAAGCAACATTAACAGGGAAACAAAGGCAAGCAGTAAGATGAATCTTGCTAAAATGAACGAAGCAGCAGCAAAGGCACAGTACGAAGCAATCCTCTTAAGCATTAACAATCCAAAGAATGAGGAATGGAAACTTGAGGAAATCAAATTGCTAAAGAAGGATGCAATAACTGAATTATATGATACGATAATGGAAATCAGCGGGGCAAACACTACAGAGGCCGACATCAAAAGGTTTCCTGAAGACAAATGAAGGCCGAAGCATCATAATCCTAGATTACTACGGTTACCATTTAACCGATAGGCAATCTGATTTAACATTAAACCAGAAATTATTCATATTATATGGGCGTTACATGTTAGACAAAGAATTATATGATAATAAGGGAACATGAAAGAACATTTAGTTTCTTTTATGTTCCCATTTTTTTTATAAATGGAGGGAAAAGGAGGTGTATAATTGGCATCTCAACAATTAATAGATATTATAATCAAAGCACAGGACCAAGCTTCAGCTACAGCAGAAAAGGTACATCAAAGCCTTAACAAGATAGGGAATACTGTCGGAGGTTTCGTTAATAAGGTTCCGGTGTTATCCAGCTTAAGTGCTAAATTTGGGAACATTGGATCTACAATCCGTGCGAAATTCGAACCGGCTTTGACTAGGGCAAGGCAAAAACTGGAAAGTTTAAGCAATGGTGCAAAGGGATTCGGAAGCATGTTAGGCCCTTTGAAAGGTGCCTTGTCTATGACGGTTGGTATGATTGGATATGATCTTGTCAATGGATTAATATCCGCTGCAAGGGCAAGCATAAATGCAAACTCACAATTGGATTATTTCGGCAAAAGATTAAACATGACCGGTGCAGAGACTACTAAGTTCCGTAGCGAGATTGACAGTTTACAGAAAGAGTTCCGTAAGGTTGACATGACAGCGGTCGGGGCTACTGCAGAGGAAATGGCGGTTAAGTTCAACTTACCTAAAAAGAGCATAGGTGACTTGACAAGGATGACAGCGGTCTTGTCATCCACATTCGTAAAGGAAGGCCGTACTCAGGAAGATGCAATACTAGCAGTTAGTGACGCATTGGACGGCCAGTTCAAAAGATTACAAGAGATAGGCATTACCCAGG